ACTTTTTTTAATAATTCTTTTAAGAATTCTTTTTCTACTTCTCTCATAGTCATATTCTTTTTTAATCTTTCAACCATATTAATATTACTATCAATTAATTTATTTACTTCTTCTATTGTTGCAGGTTGTTTGCTTTCTGCTAATCCTTTTAAACCTCGTGGTTTTGTTTTAGGTGGGTATTTTTCTAATAATCCTTTTAAACCTCGTGGTTTTGTTGTAGGTGGTTTTAATTGACTAATAGGTACATTTTGAACTTGAATTGATTTAGGATTTTTTTCAGGTTCTCTTTCTTTTGTAAGTTTTTTAGTGCTTCCTAATTCTCTTCTTGGTCTTCCTCTTTTTTGTGTTTTTGGTTTATCTTTAATTAATAATATTTCTTCTTTAATAATATTTTTAGACATAGGGGGGGTTGGTATGCTTTCTACTTTTCCCTTACCTTTTGGTAATTTAATTGGTTTTGTTTCTTTCTTCTTTATTGGTGTTTTTGGTTTTGGTTTTGTTTCTTTCTTCTTTATTGGTGTTTTTGGTTTTGGTTTAGGTTCATCATCTAAACCATCTAAAAAAGAATATAAATCAGTTTCATTATTTGTTTCAACTTCTTTTTTAGTTTCAGTTTTTTGAGAACCTTGTAATAATCTATTTGCTTTTTTTTTATTAGTATCATCTAAACTATTTAAATTATTTTTTAATTGTGTCATTACTGATTTAATGTATGTATCTGAATATTTTTTATTACATTTTCCAAATTTACAATCATATACATTATTTAATGATGTTATTAACCTTTTAGACATTATATATAATTACGTTATATATTTTTGAAAAGTTAAAATAAATTTAATTAATTCATGTTTTCTAATTTTAGTAAATGTAGGTATAATATTATTTTTTATATCTCTACAAATTAAAATTAAATCTTCTTTTTCTATATCCAATAATTCCTCATAATTATATGCAGTTATTTCTGTATTTTCTTCTTCACTCATTATATATATATATATCTTTTTTTTTAAAGATATATATATTTATTTATATTTAATTTTTTACATATATATTTTGTTGTGTGCTGATATCATGGCAACATATATCAGCATATTTTTTTTGTTTTTCTTTATTTTCACTAAATAATTCAGTTAATATAATACTTCTTAATAAAGTACTACCAATAGATTTATTTAATGTCCTTTTAAAAAATGAAGTTAATAATAAAGTTAAATTATGACTTGTCATATTTGAATTATCTTTTAAATTTACTAATAAAGAATTATCAGTTGTTGGGTTATGTTTTAACCATATATGAAATATACTTAATATTTCTTCATTAATATCTATAATTTTTAAACCATATGTTTTATTTGTTTTGTAATTAGCAAGGGAATAAAAATTCTTTTTACCATATACAAAATAATTATTAGTGTTTTTAATATCTTCATCTAATTTAATATAATCATTATAATCAATATAATATGAATTTGATAAATCATTTCTAATAGGATTATTTAAATGAAAAGTTAATATAAATAATATTTGTATTTTATTTTTATTTTTATTAATTAAATTATTTTTATTCATAATTTTTTGAACTTCTTTTTTTAATTCTTCTTTTACTTTTATTATACTATTTAAATCAGTCCAATTCTTTTGTGTTTTTTCTGATTTTTCACCTGCATTATCTTCATATTGTTTATTTAATATATCTCTTTTATCTTGATACTTTTTTAATATATCATTATTTATTTTATCTTTTGTATAAACAATGATAGAATTATAATAATTTCTTTTAGTTAAATATGATACTTCTTTATTATCAATATATTCAATTACTTTTTTATAATCTTTAAAAATATCATCATCACTATCTAAATCTTTTTTAATTTTACTAATAGTTTTTGAATATGCTTCTTTTGAACTTTCTGTAATAGTCATTATATATATATATTAGATTTATAAATATTTTTTTAAATAGATTTATAAAGATTTATGGATTATCTTTTTTTAATTCAATATCATTTTCTAATTCTTTTTTAGGTATTAAATTTTCATCTTTTTTATCATCTTTTTTTTTATCTTTATTTTTATTATTTTTATTATCTTCATTATCTGAATCATCAATAACATTATCCGGTGGTGGTTTGCGTTCGCACATACAAATAGAGCAGTTATCATTACAACCAATTCTAAATTTACAGAAGCAACGAGACTTAAATATTACAACAAGAATACCACTAATAGCACCTAATATTAATCCAGTAGCACCTGCTAATTCATTAATATTAAATTCTTCCATTTGTATAGACATTATTATATTATTATATTATATATATGGATAATAAAAAATTATACTCTCCATTTGTAAGTAAAGCACAAAATAAAAAATATAGTGTTAGAATTAAAACTGATGAAGGTAAAATTAAATTAATACATTTTGGAGATAGTCGTATGCAACATTATAAAGATAAATTAGGTCATTATTCTAATTTAGATCACGGAGATAAAGAAAGAAGAAAAAGATATTTATCAAGAGCAAAAGGTATTAAAGATAAAAATGGTAATTTAACTTGGAAGAATAAAAACTCTGCTAATTATTATAGTATAAAATATTTATGGTAATATATAATAAATATACTTAAAATATGTTATAATATATAGATATATGCCTACACAAGCAGAAATAAATGCAGAGAAAATAAATAAATTAATTATTATAGGACAAGATTTAAAAAACAATCAAGATGTATTAATGAATGAAGTAATTAATATATTAAATGTACTGGATAAATTAAATGATAAAATAAATGATATTGAAATGAATGTAAAAGAATTATATTTAAAAAGTAAAAAAGAAGATATAAAAACAGAACCAATTAAAACTGGTTGGATATTTTAATATTAAAAATATTTAAATAGATATTAAGAATATATATTAGTATGAGGAAAAGTAATTTAACTGCTGAACAAATATATGAAAAAGATAAAGAAAGGAAAAGAGAGTATTATAAGAAGAATAAAGATAAATTAAAGGAACAAAATAAAAATAATTATTATAATAAGATGACTGATGAAGAAAAATTAGAAAAAATGAAAAAAATATATTCAACTATGAAGAATAAAAATTTAATTTTAACTTTATTAGAATTCAAAACTGATGAAGTTATTTTAACCGATTAAAAATTTTTTTTAAGAGACTTAAAGATTTGTTAATTATATATATTAGGAGAACAAAGAGCATATTGAGAACTGAGATAGACTAAAATGTCTATCCTTGGTTTTGATATGTGGGAAAAGATTTATGATATGAAAGTTAAAGAAGAGAAGTTGGATAAAGCAGAAAAACAAACACATAAAAATCGTAAGTTTTTATTTAAAGAACTTAACCAAATATGTGATGATTTTAATTCTGATTTTGAAGATTGTAAATTTGTTAAAGTAGATGATGTATGGGTTCAAGACCCTGATGGAGATTGTTATTATGGAGATGATGATAAATATATTGAAATATTTAGAAATCAATTTAAATTTTATAATAATATAATGAAAGAAAAAGATTATGATGTTAATTATTATTATAAATATGATATAGTTGATTATTTACAATCTATGTTTGATGAACCTAATGGTTATGATTATGATAGAGAATTAAAAAATATATTACATTAAATAATATTTTTAAATAATTAAAAAAAATTATTAATACTTAAGCAAATATTTATAATATATTATATATATATTATATTATGAATATTAAGTTGGTTGATTTTAAAGGTAAGCCTAATTTTCAATGCAATTGGGAATCTATTACCAAAGATATACAAAATACAGAAGATTTATTTAATAAAATTAATAAAGATAATAATAATAATTTTTTTGAATTATTAACACCTGAAACTAAAATAAAACCATATTATGATATTGATGCTAAGTTTGAAGATGACCGAATTGAAGTTATAGAGGATGATATTAAAATTAAAGTTTTAGATAAATTAAATAGTTTATATCCTAAAAATACTTTTATATCTATTTGTTCATCTCATGGAAAAAAATATGATAAAGATAATAAATTATGGTATGCTTTATCTTTTCATATGGTTATTAATGGATATGAAACTAATTTAATTGATTTACATAAATTTAATGAATTAAATGATTTATATAATGAAGATAATGGATTATATATTGATAAGAGTGTTTATAAAAGTAGGCAATTAATAAGATTAATTTATTCATATAAACCAAATGATAATAGGCAAAAGAAACCTATTAATTGTAAAAGAAATTTATTAAAACATATAATACATAGTAATAAAGATACTAATAATAATTTTTTAAAAATTAATATTCCATCACCTGCAATTACACCCCCTTTATCTCCAAAAGTAGAAAATAAAATAAAAGAAGAATTTAATAAAAATTTTAATATACCTAAATTAAAAGAAGAGGAATTTAAAAAATTATTATTTTCAATTAAACCAAGATATGAATACAAAGATTGGATATCAATAGGTCATATATGTTTTAATAATTTTGATGGTTCTGATATTGGTTTTAAAATATTTAATGAATATAGTGAAAAAGATAAAAAAAAATATTCCGGTATTGAAAAACTTTTAAATACTTATAATTATTTTAAAAAACAAAATCCTGAAAATAGATTAAGTTATAAACAATTAAAAAGATGGTATGATATTGATTACCCATGTAAAAATATATATGAAAAGTGGTACAATGAAGGTATTGATATATTTATGAGTAATATGAATAAAATAATTTGTTATTATACAAAAGAAGATGAATATTTATATTATTCAAGTTTTGATGTAATGATACAAAATAATTTAAAAAAAACTAAAAATTATTTTATAAAATATAAATTTTTAATTGATTATAAATGTCAATTAACTGATAAAATGAAAAAAAAACATGTTAATCCTTTTGATATATGGAATGAAAATATAAATAGAAGGGATGTTGATTATATAACTTTTAATCCAATGAATTCTGATAATAGTATTGATAATTATTTTAATTGGTATAGTGGATTAAATTATATTAATACTGGTGATTATAATATTGATAATATTGAACCTTTTTTATTTCATATTAAAGATGTTATTTCTAATAATAATTTATTAATGTATGAATATATATTAAATTGGTTTAGTAGAATGATACAAACACCTTGGAAAAAAAATGGCACTTGTTTAGTTTGGAAATCAATTCAAGGTACTGGAAAGACATTAATATATTCAATTATAAAAAAAATTTTTGATAAATATGCAGTATCTACTAATGATATGTCTCAAATAATTGGAAAATTTACAACAACCGCAAAAAATAAAATATTAATTAATTTTGATGAAACTAATTGGGGAGGTAATGTAAAAGAAGAAGGAAGATTTAAAAATTTAATTACAAATGATTATATTAAAATTGAAGGTAAAGGAAAAGATCCTGATGCTGAATATCCAAATTATGCTAATAATTTAATTACTACTAATCAAGATTGGATGGTATCATTGAAAAAGGATGATAGAAGATTTGTTTTGACTATGTGTAAAAATGAAAGATTAAGTAATGAAAAATATAAAAAATTAAAAAATATTATGGATAATCATATACAAGATATATTTAATTTTTTTTATAATAGAGATATTAGTAATTATAATCCTGAGGAATACCCTAAAACTGAATTTTATTTTCAACAATTAGAAATTAATTATGATACATTCCAAGTATTTTGGGAACGATTATGTAATGGAGAATTTAATGAAAGTTTATCTTGGAAAAAATACAATGATAAAAATGTATTATATGATTTATATACTTCTTACAATCATGGTAGTCATAAAGAAGTATTTAATAATGTTTGGTTTTGGAGAAAAGTTAGATTGGTATGTCCTTCTATTGTAATTAGAAAATCTTTAAAAAATTCTAATGCTGATTTTTATTTACCTGAGATTGAAAAAATAAATGAAGAATTTAAAAAATATAATTATTAAGTAAGTAAAGTAAGTAAAGTAAGTAAAGTAAGTAAAATTAAGAAAAAATGAAAAAAAGTTTTATTATTTATTAAAATATAAATAATAATTCAATAAGTAAGTAAAGTAAGTAAAAGTAAGTAAAAGGGGTATATTTTGGGGTTAAAATTCTTTTACTAAAAATTATTTTTTTTTTTTTTAGTTTTTGAATTTTTCGCTATTTTACTTACTTTACTTACTTTTACCTACTTATAATATATATAATATATTTAATAAAAAATAATTAAAAAAATTATGAATGTAAAAGAGAGGGTAAAAATAAAATTGTAAAAAAATAAAAAATTTCAGTAAAAAATAATAAAATATATTTACTTACTTCTTACTTACTTTTACTTACTTTTACTTACTTTTTATTTATAAATCTAATTATTATATTATATCAATAGTATCAATAACTTTTTTTCTAATTTTATATATAATTGTATTATTCTCATCAAGTACTGCGGGTGTTCCATCGTTATTTTCAATAGTTGTTTCAATTGTATTAATTATATAATTATCTTTAAAAGTATAACTCATATCACCTGATGAAGATAAAAATAAATAATCATCTAATCTATTTTCTTTACTAACAATACTAAAAACATTAATAGGATTACCGCAACTATCATCTCTATTACCATAATATAATATTTGTGGTATTATTGATGATCTAACAATATAAAATGAATGATTAGTTTTAGAAGCAATTTTATCTGCTGTAATAGTGGTACTATTAGCATTTATTATAATTTGAGTATATCCTGAATTAAACATATCTGTGGTCTGATATACAGAAGGAATAGGAGAAAAGTATGATGCTCCCCATATTGAACCACCATATTGGACTAAATCTTCACTTTCTATTTCTGCATTTGTTGTATAAGGATAAGAAAATGAATTGAATGAATTTCTTTTTAATTGTAAATAATTTCCTGCTGTATCTGTTTTATTTGTATATGAATTTTTTAATGCCCTATATCCTAATACATTAAATAAATCTCTAAAAGTATTATCTATAAAACTAAAATCAACAATTCCAACACCACTTATACAATCAAAAACTTTAAATCTTTCAACATTATAAAATTGTGCTGCATTATGCTGTGTTGAATATAAGGGTCTAACTGCTGGTTGATAAATTATAGGGTGATGTAAAGGATTGATATAATATTGATTTAAACCAGCATTAGGATTAAGACTATTATATGTATCGTATCCACTTGTTCCTATTGGATTATTAGCATATGGTGTATTTACTGCTTTTCTAAAAAAACATAAATTAGATAATTCAAATTTATTTTCATCTGCATTATAATTTAAAATAGGTTGGTCTGCTCCTAAATAAATTTTATTTATTGCTACATCTGTATCATATGTAATTGTATTATGTGTAATTTGATTATTAACTGGATGACTTTGAGTTAGTGGCACTGTGTGAGCCATATCTTGATGAATTCCTAAACCATTAAATAACATAATTGATTGATTACCATATGCTGATAATGCCCTATCATATCCAATAGTTCTATTAAATGCTGTAATAGGATATTGAATTGTACTAAATGTTGATATTTTCATATAAAAATATTCATCAGTATCTTTAACAAAAATACCTAAATGTGGTCTATCAAAAGTTGCATCTGTATTAACTCCATAATAAGATTGATTAATATGTAATTTTACAATATATGATAATTCACTCCATTTATCTCCTCCTATTGTTGAATGATTAAAATCATCTTTTGGTTTAATATGTAAAAATCTTTCATCAATTTTATTATATCCTATTCTTGTTAATAATCCTTCTTCTCTTTGTTGTGTATCAATCCATTTAAAAAATTGTTCTATTTTATCCCAGTTCCATTTAAATCTTACCCATTGTTCTGTAATAGGTGCTGATATTGTTTGAGCAAATTGTGGAAATACTTGTGTATCACCCTCATTTCCCACCTTTCGACCTTCTATAAAAAAATTTATATATTTAACACCTATATAATCAAAATTTTGAAAATAATAATCATCTCCAAAAGTTCCATTATAAAATGCTTTATATACATTCTCACATAATGTAAATCTTGTACCACATGTAAATGCTTTTAACATATTAGTTTCTTTAATTTTTGGATCTGTTGGATAATCAGAATATGATAATGTTGGAGCAGTTAAAGAAAAATTATTAGGTGTTCCTGAGATGTGTTGTCTTGGTCTAAAATCTGTTAATTCATATTCATTTACAATTTCATTAAATTGTTGTGTGATTTGTTCTGCTACATTATTACAATTATTAAATCCTTTATCAACTTCTATATCTATGAAATCTAAAACCTCATAAAATTGCCACCAAGCACTATTATTTATATTAGAATAATCTTTTGTTTTATCCCTTGCTACTATTGTAAATTTAGAATTATCAAAATAATTTTTATGATATTCTAATATATCATTTTTTACAAAATTACCCCCTGAACTCCAATATGTACTGGTTTGTATAGGAACCATTAGATGTGTTAATTGTGTTGATTCAACATTAACTGTATCAACATTATCTAACCAATTTTTTTCAAAAGTTGTAGAAGGAATTTGAATACAATTTAAACCATCATTATATTTATGAAAATTAATTAATAAAGATGTTTTATTATCATAAATATCTTTTGTATATGTTAAATCCCATTCTCTTGTACTATGTGTATAAAAATTATTATATACTTTTTTTTCTAAAAATTTATTATCAAACTGAATTGATGTTATACCATCACCTGCTCCATTTGCCTGTAAAAAACCATGTGATATTTCAATACTATCACCCTTACTAACTCTAATACCTTTATGTAAATCATTAGTCCATCTATAATTAGTTTGTTTTATTTGTGCTTGTAATCTACTGCATTCAATACTAATATTATCAGCATAAACTTGTGGTTCTTGTTCTTGTTGTTGTTCTTTTAGATTTTTCTTTTTTTTATTATCCATTTAATATAATATATTAATATAATATATTAAATATAAAAAAAAAAAAAATTATTTAAATAAATCTAAATCAATCTTTAATAAATTATTATCCCAACTATATATTCCATATTCTCCCCAAGTTTTTTCATATATTAATTTATTAATTCTATATAATCTATTTTTATCTTTATTATATTTTATATTCTTATATGCTCTTTTATAATTAACACAATTATAATTTTGTATATATTCATCTTCAAATTGTAGTAATTTTTTCTTATCAATATTATCAAATTCTTTTAATATTATTACATTATAATCTTTGTTTTCTAAAACTTTTTTAGAAGATGTATTTTTTCTTTTCATATCATATTTATGATCAGATATTCTTTTACTCATTGATGTAGTGGTAGAACCAATGTATTTTAATCCTGTTTTATTACATTCAATTAAATAAATTTTATATGTCATTATATAAAATCTAAATATAAAAAAAATCATTATAAAACTAAATCAATTTTTTTATAATATAAATTTAAGAATATGCTTGATAAAAATGACCATCAACACAATTAATACTTTTTGCTACAATAACATATGCTTTTAATAGTAAATCTCCACCTGTTTCAACTGCATTTTTATTTCTATTAAATAATAGTTGAACTCCATTTTTATTAGTTGCTCTATCAATCATAAAATAATAATATTGTTTATTTCCATAACTTCCAGCAGTTCCATCACTTAATACATGTTTTTCGTGTTGTAAATCACTTAATAAATTAACACCTTCCATATATTCACTTCTATTAATACATGGTACATTATTATTATAATTTGTTAGATGGTAAGCAATTTCAGCAGTATTAGTTAAAGGTGTATTAAATAATTCTTCACCATTTATTTTAATTCTAAATTCATTTTCATTATTTTCTTTTACTGCTTTACTTCTATATCTATTTTGTAATGAATTATATTCTTGTGTAGATGTTAAACCAACTTCTTGAACCATAATAACAACACCAATTATAAATCTATTAGCACCACCTAATGATAAATCAGATTTAATAGTATTACCTGTATTAGTTAATGTTTTAGTAAATAAATTATATTCTCGTGCTGGTGGTAAAGCAAAGTGTTTATATTCTTGTGCTAATTCATCCATAACTTTTTGGTCATACAATACAAAATCTGCTAAGAATGAAACTTTTGAAGGATCAACAGATAAAGGTATTGTTTCATTAGTCATTCCAAAACCAGTAATATAAACATTTTGGTTCCATTCTATATTAATATATATATCATCTTTAATTAAATATAATGGTAATGGTGTATTAGATAATATAGGAACTAATTGAGAAAAATCAATTGTAAATTCTTTACCATTAAATAATAAAAGACTTTCATTAAAAAATACTTTTTTATGAGATAAAGATGTTTCATATTCTGTATCATATTCTAATTTATTTTGCATATTCCAATTACCAGCATCAATATAAGCATCAGAAATACCATTTCTATAACCTCCAATAGTGCCGTGTAATACACTACCTACTTTATTTAGTAATTCAGTATTTTGGAAAATAATCTCAAATGCTTTAAATTCATCAAAGGAATTTAAAAAAAATAATTCAGTACCACCAGCCATAAAAGAAATTTTTTTAACAATTGAATTAATACCAATTGTTGGTGGTAAAAAGTATCTATCGGATGGTGTGCTATTACCCCAACTAATACCTACTAATAATTTAGCAGTATTATTCATAAACCCCACTTTTGGAAGTTTAATTCTACATAGAGATTTAGTTGAAACAATAGGTTGTATTTCTCTACTATCTATATATTGACTATTAGGAGTTTTATTATTACAATTTAATTTTAAAATTTCCGGTATTTGTCTATTAACACAATATGATTTTTGTCCTGATTTATCGTAATATACATCATTTGGAAGGTTTGGTACTACCATATTTTTTGACATTATTATATATATATATATATATAATATAATCTATAATATTATTATTTTAATTAAAATTAATTATTTTTCTAACTTTAAAAAATAAATATGCTTTATGATCAATAGGTGCGGTACTTGCTTTATCAATTACTATACCTAAATTAGCAGTTTGAAAATTCTCTCCCATTTTTGTAATTGGATTGTAAGCACATCCAATAATCCAACTTTCACCATTATCAATAATTTCGGGTGATGTATGAGTTGTTGTATTAACTGCATTTCTATAATTATTTCCAGCATTCATAAATGGTTGAAAAGCATCCATAGCATTTCTATAAATTTCACCACTTAACATATTAGCACCAATATCTCCATTTTCATTATCTAAATTATATTTAATTGGATTTAATACACCATCTTTTAATATTCTAATTCTTTTAACTGGATCATAATAATTAGTATCTGTAAATTTAGGAGTAGCAAGACTATTATAATCATAATTTTGTGCGTGGTTTGTTTCTAAGAAATTTATAAAGAAACTTAATAAATAAGGTTCTCCAATAGATTTATTTATAGTATTATAATTATTATTAACATTATCACCACTAAAATTAATAGTAGTAAATGTCATTGCTTTTTCTCCCATTTCTTCCTGTGATAATGGTACTGCTTCATATGAAACAGATACATTAGATAAATCAAAATAACATCCTTCTGCATTTCCATCACCTGTTAAATCAAAAAAGAAATTAGATGATGGGGTTAATGTAAGATGTAAATTACAACCATTTAATTTTGAAGCATCTAATTTATAATCATTACCTGTTAATAATCCTGAATATAAAGGCATTGATATATAATGTTTTTTACTTAAAATATCCATAGCACTAAAATAATTAGAATTAGTACATGCCATAATAGATTGATTAGTACAAAAATCAATATTATTCATTTTCATTTTATTGTATGTTGCTAAAAATCTATTATATCTTTCTATTTTTTCAATTGGAACATCATTATCATTAGCAATAACTATTTGGTCAAATATTCCATAAATACCTAATGAATTATCTATACCTACTCCATCACCAACAGCAATTGGTGTGCCTCCTGCTTTAAAAAATTCAATTTCAAAATTTAATCTAAAAGTTCCTTTTCTAATTTTTTTTGGTGATACTCCTAAAATAAAATCAATTATTGGAGTAGAATTTTTATTACTTATTCTTTGATTATTGGGTGCTGAACTTGGGGTTTGATTAACATACTCATACATTTTTTAATATATATATAAATATAATATATTAAAAAAAAAAAATTAATTAATAAATACTTTATTTAATGAATACAATTAATACCATTAGAAGTAATTTGAATTTGTCTAATATGAGAAACAAAAGAATTTAAACTTTTATTATTAGAACTAACTCCATTATAATTAAGTCTTAATTGATATTCATTTTCTATACTTGCTAAATCCATTACACCTTTTTCAATTCCTAATGGTTTTCCTATAATAAAATTATTTTTACTATATAAATTATTAATACACGTAATAGATGCTTGATTTAAGGCTTGTCTTAATTGCTGTAAGTGTCTCTGATTATGTCCTGTTGTAGTTGCTGTTTGGTCTAATGGAACATCTCTATCCGGGTTTTGTCTTCCACCTAAAAATACAGCATATGATTTATCATTATTTAATTTTCCTGTTAATTTATAATATGAATTATTATCAATTAAAAAATTTGTTAAACATTCTTTTAAACTTGAATTGTCCTCACATGGTTGATGAAGAATTGATAAACCTAATCTATTAGATAAAGGTAAATCAATAGTAGGTGATAATTCATTTGCATTTATCATTCTTCTATAATTTTCATATGCTAAAAATGGATATGTAATTGTACCTGATTTACTTAGTGATGATTCCATTGCTTTTTTAGTGTTAGGATCTAAAAAGCATTTTTTAACTTGTATTTCAACATCTCTAATTTCATATTCTAATTTAGCAGTACAATTAGCATCAGTTAAACCAACAGAAATAACTGGTGTATCAGCATCATAATCAGCATTTGCTGTATAAGGTGCTGTTAAAGTAATTTTTAAACCTGTTGATACTTTTTCTATATCACTTATCTTACCTAATGTTTGACCTCCCTTTAATCCTATTAATTCACCAACAATAAAAGGACAATATACAACTTCTGTATTTGAATTTTTTTGTTTTATAAAAATAAAATTATAAGTATTAGTGTTTACTAAACCATCCCCAGCACTACCAGCTTCACCATAATCTAAATGTGGGGCATAATATGATGTTTTATCACCAATATCAACAGCACTTTGAATTGCTCTAAAACAATACCTTGGTTCTTCTAATTCTAAAAATATATCTAAACCTCCAAGTAGTCCAACTGGTAAAATCTTTTCATTAGTTTCTCCAAGCAATCCACTACAATGAAAAGGAACACATAATTCAACTTCATTATTATCTACACTATTAAAATAAGGATTAGTATAA